TTAATTGATAACAGTTATCAATTAATAGACGCAAATACATTAGAAAATTACGTTGATAACGTTAATAATGTATTAGATATAGACGAAAGAAATTATTTAGACATTACTTTAATTTCTTTTAGTTTATTCATTATATATTTATTTGCTTACACACACAAAGAAAATAAAAATTTTTTTGATAAGTATTTTAATAAGCACTACAATACAATCGTATATTAATATTGAAAGGGACAAATGAATAAATGTTTGTCCCTTACTTTTTATTTTTAAATGTTAAATTTAACGTAACCGTTCCCCCCATTTAGTACCACAACTTTTGAGCTCCTCGTATTAAGGGGTACCATGAACACACAAATCCCACATGCCCACAAAACACACAAAGAAGCCAGAGACCTAACATCCCTGGCAACTAATTACAGAATACTACCTAATAAGTCATTGGTCCTTTCCCTACCTAATACTCCTCTCTAAATCTTCCAGGGCACACTCTAGTATTTTAATACGGTTATCATTATGTTCCTTAGATATAGGAAACCAGAATGCTGTTCCTAGAAGGTATTCATGTCCTTCTAGGTTTTCTAATGGCATTCTATACCATATCCTACCTTCAATTCTTAATCCTTCTCCTTGCAATTTTATGATGGTAGGGTTATAATAACCAAAGTATACTATCTCGATATTAAACCTTTGTGGGGTGAACCATGGTTTAATTACATGTCTCCATAGGAAAACTTCTTCGACTAATGCAAATTCTCTACTGATAGTTCTGCTTACATCAATTAGGTCAGCACATAATCCTCTTGAAGAATCGGGTATATTAAGCCTTCCATATAGGACTGCTTCAAATGTATTCTTTACTGGAAGATAGTAATTTCTTATCCTTTCTTCGATTACCTTATTCTCTAAGGAATTATAATCGATTGCAGTGAACGTAGGCTCTTCCATCTTTCTCGAATTTTCTTTTAAACCCTTGGCAGGTAATACACTTTGGGCTTCCTACCATTATCTGTACTTCTCCCTTAATTACTGGGCATGGGTTGGTAAGCTTCTTTTGCCTACCTACCTTCTTCGTTGTGATTTCTCTGTTCATAATTCTTAAAGTATGTGATTAGTAAATATATCGGAAATAGGGGCATGATTAACCAGATAGTTAGGAAAAAGAACCCCACCCTTTTCATTGGGTGGGATGAGGTAATTACTCTGGTCATAAACCATGCAGGTATAGCACATACGGCATATATGATGCCCAAGATTATCCAAGTTGTCATTGCTCAAAGTATTTTGTTACGATTTTGGATATCTTCTTATCTAACTCTACGATTAGTTCACTGAACTCTTTGTTCTTCATATCTTTTATCTTGGCTTCGATAAAATCCAAGTTTCTCTTAATAGAGAAGTAAGCTTTGAAGGCTTGGTAATCCAATTCGGATTTATCCGTTAAAGGTAATACCATAGATGATTTACCATCTAACCTTGTGTAACATCCATCTGGTCCAATAGTTCTTGATACTTTTACTTTATTGCTCAGTACTGCAAATCCACCTTTCTTATCGATAGATTCTACGATTACCTTCTCCATTAAGGTTTTGCCATCAGAGAAAATGACTTCTTCACCCTCCTTTAGCTTTTTGGTTTCTTTGTTCTTTTTCATATCTTTATTATTAAAATGTTTATGCAAATATACAAAATTATTCTGATTTAATACAATTATCAATAAGAATTTTTAAATCTGCTGCGGTAAAGGATTTCCGGTTAAGTAAGTCGTCTAGTTGTTCTGGAGTTAGGATTATACCATTTGGAGTAAAAAGTTCTCTTAAGTGTGCCGGAATTATTCCCTGGAATCCCCAATTATTATACGAACCAATGTATACTTTATCTTTTACCATTGCAGCAATATATTTCTTAGTTGAGCCCAATGACTCTCTTCTAAATGTAGCAACCTCTAACCAAATCTTATTTAAGTGAATGGCATAATGCTGAAAATAGGGTGTAACCAAGGGAATCATTTCATAATTAGAATCCTCTATCAAAGTTTTATCTGATTCAAGGATTCTATGCCAAAAAGCACATCGAAAACAAAGTTGTTTTTCCTTCATTAATTGAGGTACTGTTTTGGCTAAATCGTAATCATCCAAATCTAATGGTGAATTACATAGGTGACATGTGAGTTTCTCTTCCATATTATTATAAATTTTATATAAGATAATAGAACTCCTAACTATCATCCAGATAAGGTATACGCAATACTTTCTTTTCTTTAATGAACTTTAAAATATAACGTTATGGATAAGTTAACTAATGAAATGATTGTGGCTCTGGCCAATGATTTAGGACTGGAGCCAGCTCTTTTAAAGGCAGTACAACTGGTTGAAGGAGCAGGTAGAGATGGATTTCTAGTAGATGGTAGACCTCAAATTCTGTTTGAAGGTCACATTATGTACAAAGAAATCAAAAATAAGTTCGGTTTAGACAAGTCAGTAGCTGCTCAAAAGAGTTACCCTACGATTTGTTTCCCAAAATGGGATAAATCGAAGTACTTAGGAGGAGCAAGTGAGTACAAAAGACTCGAAATTGCCAAGAAAATCGACGAAGAATGTGCTTTGAAGTCAGCTTCTTGGGGAATGTTTCAGATTATGGGCTTCAATCACCTCTATTGTGGCTGTAAAGACGTCTTCGAATTCGTGAAAAAGATGCAGGAATCTCATGAAAGTCAGTTAAAACTCATGTATTACTACATGAATAATACCAGTTGCTTGAAAAATCTGAAAGAACATGACTGGGCAGGCTTTGCTCGGAAGTATAATGGTCCTGGTTATGCTGAAAATGCCTATGACCAGAAGTTAAAAAACGCTTACGAAAACTTTAAAAACAAGATATAATGAAGGTAATTTACAACAAATTCATCCCATTTAAGGGATACAAGGCAATGAACTTATTCGGAATTGTCTTTGTGAGAAAAGGTGCTAAGTTTGATACCTATGATTACAATCATGAGCACATTCATCTCAAACAAATGCAAGAGATGTTGTGGATATTCTACTACTTATGGTATGCAATCGAGTACCTAATCATCAGGTTCTTTGCTAAGTGGAACAAACAAAGCGAAAGATACCATGATGTAAGCTTCGAAGAGGAAGCCCATAATAATGACCACGACCTGGATTATACCAAGGTTAGGAAACATTATGCTTGGGTTAAATACGTAAAACTAAGAAGTTATAAGAAATGAATGTATTAGGGATATGTGCAGGCCAAGGAGGTCTGCTCTTCCCTTTTAGGAAGCACCTATTAGGGAATATTGAACCTCGAGGAGTATTTCATACTCCAGGTGAAGAGCAATGGAAGACTAATTTTAAGGGTGTACCATTCTATAAGGGATATAACTTACCTGAGTTTGATGAGAAAGTAGATGTTATTTTATCTTCTCCAGATTGTGGTATGTCGTCTATTATGAGGCTTTCAAAGGTTAAAGAATTGGGTAAGCCCAAAGATAACCGAAGTTTAAATCTAGTAATAGAGGGAATCAATTATTACAAGCCTAAGATTTTTCTTATAGAAAACCTGCCTCGTTTGCTATCTCTTCTACCCAATAAATACCTTCAGGAAGCCTTTAAAGACTATAAACTTATTTTTCACGAAAGAAGCGTTTCCGACTATGGGAACTCCCAAGTATCAAGGAAACGTTTAGTTATCGTTGGAGTTCATAAGAAAACTGGTAAGAAATACTTGGATGCTTTTAATGAAGTATTCCAAGTAAAAACTCCAACAATTACTAGAAATCTACTTAACGATTACCAGAATCCATTAAATTATAACATTCCAATTGAAAAGAATTTGGCGATGTATGATTATCGAAAGCTTCCTGCAAAGAAAAATCTAACCGTTAGAAAGATTCAGTTATTGTGGAATAGTGACTTCAAGAATGAAAAGAAATGGCCCATAAAGACTGCTAAGATGAGTACTCTCCCAGGAGTGTATCGATTAGAGTTAGATAAAGCTCCTCTAACTTTAAGACCTGCCGATAGACAGTTCCGACCTGATGGTTACCCTCTTGGGATTTTAGATTTCAAGGCAATTATGGGATTTCCTAAAGCCTACAAGATTTTCATGGATGAAGGCAATTACCTTTACTGGCTTAACAAGGCAAGGTATACCATAGCTAAAGGTTCCGTGTTTGAAATTGCAATCTGGTTCAAGCGTTGTTTGAAACAAGCTGAGTCAAGTAAGTAAGGTATTTATTAGGATTAGACTTAATTAGTTTAATTTTACGACTTACTACTTTATAAGGTACTTTAAATTGATTACAGATATTGGATATTGAGTTACCAGCTTCGTAAGACTTATACCAATTTAATATATCTTCGATAGAATACTTACTTGCATTACCAATACGGATGCTACCATACATGGAATTAAGTTTACCAGACATAAAACCTTTTGGTTTGTGTCTTTTTAATCCTTTAGTAATGTGATTACATTCTCTCATCTGGGCATTGTCTTTAGCTGTACCCCATTGAAGATTTTTGTAGTGATTGTTAGTACCTACATCATCCTTATGACATACAAATGGTAGGTTCAGGGGATTTGGGATATAAACCTTTGCAACTAGTTTATGAACTTGAGCAGTATATACTTTCCTATCATGGGGTTTGTAAAGAGATACTTGGTATTTACCAGTTTTCTTTTGATACAGCTTAAGTTCATGCCAAGTGTTTGAATATATTCTTCTACAACCCTTTGAACCTGTATCAAATGAGAACTGGATTCTACTAAATACTCGACCTCGTTTGGAAATGTAATAACCAGGAAATCCTGAGATGTTATCTTTTTTCATAGGTAATAATTTTGTATTTCAAAAGGAAATAGTACGAAGTCGTCTAAAAGGTACCCAACTTAAGGTTACTAGTTTTAGCTTTATATAGAAAGTATTCTATATAAGTCCAAACACTGCCTTGAAAAATATAGATATATAATATACNATCTATATTTTTATATACGTATATAGCTATTGTTTGTAGTAGATATTAGATGTTATGTTTTAGGATATAGGAAATTTATCTCACTACGTTCGATAAAAGGTAATCGCTAAGCGATTACCGATAGTAAGTATAATTTAAATTTTTCGCAAGCGATGAAATCAGATTTTAAAAACAAGTGGAAGAATGTAGTGTTCCTTCTACTACTAGGATTTACTATTTACCTTTGCTTCAGGAATTACAAACTGAATTCATATATCAGACAACTTCCTGATTCATCGGTCATTGGCATTCCTGATACAATCAAACTGAAAGAGAACTTCAAGCCCCAATCACCATATACACAATTGGTTCAGCCCCAGAGAATTCTTCTCTACGACTTCTATCGAAACAGTAGCAATTCGACTAAACCCCAAGCTTCTGATTCAACAGAGGTTACTTCGAATAGAATTAGTAGAGAAGATTCTTTGGTCCAATTTACCTTGGATAAAAACCAATTGAACCTAAGTTTATTCAACAAGGAAACAAACTCCTATTCAACGAGAATGTTTAACATGGACTTAGGTAAGTATAAGTACAATTGGTATGAAGGTCAATTAACTCAAAAAAGAATTAGAAAACTAACTCTAAGTCCATACGTTTATGGTAAATATAGGGTCTTTAATCAAATGTTAGACATAGGGACAGGCCTTTCAATCAAGACTACTAATTTCAATTATAAACTTGGTATAAATGCTTTTCATTATCCGAAGTTCTTTTCGGGAATAAAAGCTGACTTAGAGTTTTCAGTAACATATAACTTTTGATTATGGCAAAGAAGATTAACATAGAAACTAACACATCTGCTCTTACAAGGGAAGAACTAGCAACACTTGCTAAAGTTAGTAATGATGTTTTTTACTTTAGCCTTTTCACTTATGTGATACACCCTATGAGGGGAAAGGTAAGATTTGAACTTTACCCGTATCAAAAATCGGTTCTGTATAACTTCGTAAAAGAACGTTTCAATATTCTGCTTAAGTTCAGGCAGGCAGGTATTACGGAGCTTATATCTATGTACTGCCTATGGTTGGCAATGTATCATCCTAACAAGAAGATTAACATTATCTCAATCAAGGACACAACAGCAAAGAAGGTACTTAAGAAGATTAAGTTCATGTACAAAAACCTGCCATGGTATTTACAGACACCGATTATAAATGGTCGTTCGGGAGAATATGGTTCTGCATCAATGATAGAGTTCGATAATGGCTCATTCATAGAATCTATCCCAACGTCTTCAGAAGCCGGTCGTTCAGAATCTCTATCCTTACTGGTAATTGATGAAGCAGCAGTAGTTAGATGGGCAGCCCAAATCTGGGCAGCCGCTTTTCCTACTCTTTCCACTGGTGGAGCTGCTATCATCAATTCCACTCCCTATGGAGTTGGTAACTTTTATCACTCTACTTGGGTTGATGCTATTGCAGGTGGGAATCCATTTAACCCACTTCGATTGTATTGGCAAATGCACCCAGAACGAGACATTAATTGGTATAATGAAATGTCTTCTGCTTTGGGAACTAAAAGAACTGCACAAGAAATCGATGGTGACTTCTTATCATCTGGAAATACGGTCTTCGACTTAGCTGATATCAAAGCTATCGAAGACTGTCTTAGTGATTATCCAGTTATTAAGAAAAGATTCAATGGTCAATATCGGCAATTCTTAGAACCAACACCGGATAAGGAATATTTCATTGGTGCTGACGTTTCAACTGGTAGGTCTTCTGACTACTCTGCATTTACTTGCATGGATAAACAAGGAGAAGAACAAGCAGTATTCAAAGGTAGACTTTCAGTAGATAAGTATGCAAGGTTACTTGGAGATACCGGGCATTTGTTTAACTTTGCCACTATTGCTCCAGAATCTAATGATGTTGGATTGGCAGTAACTTCTGCTCTTCAAACTGAAGGCTATCCTAAACTGTATTACTATCAGAAAATGCTTAAGAAGAAAGGTAAATCTAGACCTGAGGTAGATAAATCTCCAGGATGGTTAACTACACAAAAGAACCGTTCTGTTATTGTAGAGGGACTTGAACAGGATATTCGAGAAGATAATATTACTGTTAAAGACCCTTTCTTTGTTCAAGAAGCATATACCTTCATATATGATGGTTTAGGTAGGCCAGTTGCAATGGGTAAGCATAGAGCTAACAACTCTACAGTAGATGTAGACCTAGAAGGGGATGTATATGCAGATGACTCTATATTCGGTAAAGCAATCTGTAATCACATAAGAAAAGGAAAAACTAACGTAATAGTACAACCGAAATGAAAAAGCTCAATTTTAATTGGAGTTGGGGTAGAAAGAAAGACCCACCTCCTGAATCAAACAAGGAGCCAAGCAAGCCAAAAGCTGCTGCTATATCTCCTGGTAGAGTATCGGTAGATGAAGATAACTCTTTACTCAGTACTCTGAAAGGGATGACCGTAATGGTAGATCCTTCTTTTCGTGTTGAAGTAATCCCTTTGATTCGTGATTTATATAAGGTAAATCCGGATATGGGCATTGCTTTGCAGGATATGTTTAAGTTGGCAAACACCGGTCATACGGTAACATTCCCAAATAATTCAGATGCCGAAGCAGATAAGATGAGAAAACATCTTACCGAAGCTACAAAGAAATGGTCCAGGTATACTGCTGGTATAGACGGTCTAGTTAATAAGATGATTGTACAATGCCTTGTTAGTGGAGCTATATCTGTTGAAGGAGTTCCCAATGATATGTTGGATGGTTTGGACACAGTCTTATTCCTTAGACCCGAGAACATTGTTTTCAAAAGAGAGAACAATGGAGTATATTCTCCTTACCAGAGGAATAAGAATTACTTCGTAAAGCACCAAGATTATATCAAACTAAACCCAGAAACTTATGTGTATGCTGGTATGTTTAATGATACTGATGAACCTTATGGGATTCCTCCTTTTATGGCAGCATTGGATTCATTAAAAGGCCAACATGATATGAAGGTTAACTTCAAACACATAATGGAAATGGTTGGTATGGTAGGATTCTTGGAAGCTAAGATGACTAAACCAGACCAGAATCCAAATGAAAGCTTACAAGCTTATCAATCCCGTCTTGAACGTACCTTAAAAGATTTGAAAAGAAATCTTCGTAATGGTATGAAAGATGGTATAGTAACTGGTTACATTGATGACCATGAGTTTAAACTCAATTCAACTACCAAGGAACTTGGTAATATTGAGAAACCTTGGAACATGAATCAGCAATCAGTTGCAAATGGTTTGGGAGTTAATGGAAACCTTATTGGAGTTAGTTCAACAACGGGAGAGGGAGCAACGGGTATAATGCTGTCTAAATTAATCAGCCAGTTAAAAAATATCCAAATGCTTGTAACTTATGTATTGGATTTTCTTTATTCTCTAGAACTGCGTCTGGCAGGCTTTGATAATAAGGGAATAAAGATATCATGGGGAACTTCAACTATCTCTGATGAAGTTAAGGTTCAACAAGGTCTTCAGTATAAAATCCAAAACCTGGATTTATTATATAAGGCTGGTATCATTAGCCAAGACCAATATGCTTGGGCAATGGGTTATGATTCTCCTGATGAGAATGAACCAAGAGTTTCACTTGAGGACCAATTTGCTAAAGGCGGTAACTCAGACCCTCAAGAAGGAACTAAGAAGAAGCAAAGGCAAGATGATAAAAATNNNACAAAAGCAAGATGAGTAAATTTACTAAAAGAAACAAAGAGCATCTTGATTCAATGGTGATTGGCCAGGGTCATACCATTATGGCTGGGTATATCCCAGAAGCAGTTGGAGCCCAGGCTTTCTCAGAGAATTATTACAAATGGAAGACTCCGACACCGGATACCATTGCTCAATTTGGATTTTGGGGAGGGGATATAGATTATAATACCTATTATCCAAACCTTGATAAATCGGAACTTACTCCGAAGGACGAAGAGTTCATAGAACCAATGTTTAGGTTACTTTCTGAAACGATTGTATCCAAGAACTGGAATCCTACTGACTTTGGTCAGAATGGAGTACTTAAGGCTTCCATGAAACTGTTACTCGGGCAAACAGTAAATTGCGACCATGAAACAAATATTGGTAATGCAATTGGAGCTGTATCTCAAGTAATGTGGCAGGAGTCTTATAAGGATGGAAGCTTTACTATACCTGCAGGTATCAACGGTATTTTGAAGATTGATGGTAAAGCTAACCCAAGAATTGCTAGAGGTATTCTTATGGAACCTCCTTCAATTCATAGTAACTCGGTAACAGTACAGTTTAAGTGGGATAAATCACACCCAGGAATGGAAGATGGTGAATTCTATCAAAAACTTGGTACTTATGACTCTAAGGGTGAAATGATTCGTAGAGTAGTTACTGAAGTAGTTCGTTATATGGAAACATCTCTGGTATCTCATGGAGCCGATTCTTTTGCTCAAAAGATTGGTGAAGATGGTAAAATCATTAATCCAACCTTTGCAAAAAGAACCTGGTCTTCTTATGAGGAATATCGGGATGACAAGTCCAAACAGTACTTCTTTACTGACTACAAAACAGACTTCAACTCATTCCAAGAAAAGGACAATACTCCAGATTCTTTTAATGATAATGGTACCCAAGAAAATCATAATCCTAATAAAGAAAATATGAACAAAGAATTGCAAGAATTTTTAGAAAAGCTTTTCGGAGATAACATGTTATCTCTGGCAGAAGGCAAAGAAATGACTCAGGAAGAAGTTATTTCTTGTATTCAAAGCTTGGTATCATCCAAAAACAGTCTTCAGACAACGGTAGATAATCTTACTACAGAGAAATCTTCTCTTACAGAACAGATTACCAACCTGAATGCAGAAGTTGCAAACTTGAAGGAAATGGCAACTGTAGGAAAGAATCATATTGCTTCTCTCCGTGAAAGTGCTGTTACTACTTACAAGAAGTTGATGGGTGACAAAGCCGATGAAACTATTGTTACAATGTTGAATGCCGAAACTA